GCCCGACGATTTGCAGGCAGCCCCTCCGATACGGCTTTCCGGCCGCAACCTCACCGAAATCCGGCGTCAACGGTTGCGGTACATCTCCTCATAGTATTTTTCGTACTCGCCGGAGGTGATGTTGTCCATCCACTCCTGGTTGTCGAGATACCAGCGTACCGTCTTCTCGATTCCCTCCTCGAATTGCAGCGAGGGTTCCCAGCCCAATTCATCCTTCAACTTGCGCGAGTCGATCGCATAGCGCAGATCGTGTCCCGCGCGGTCGGTCACGTAGGTAATCAAATGCTCCGACGCACCTTCCGAACGCCCCAGCAGCCGGTCGACCGTGCGGATCACCACGCGGATCAGGTCGATGTTGCGCCACTCGTTGAACCCTCCGATATTATAGGTGTCGCCGACCTTTCCGCGATGGAAAATCGTATCGATGGCACGTGCGTGGTCGACCACGTAAAGCCAGTCGCGGACGTTTTCACCCCTGCCGTAGACGGGCAGCGGCTTTCCGTGGCGGATATTGTTGATGAACAGCGGAATCAGTTTTTCGGGGAACTGGTAGGGCCCGTAGTTGTTGGAACAGTTCGTCACCAGCGTCGGCATTCCGTAGGTATCGTGGAACGCCCGCACGAAATGGTCGGACGAGGCTTTCGATGCCGAGTAGGGCGAATGCGGATCGTATTTGGTCGTCTCCGTAAAGAGCGTGCCGTCGAACTGCAATGCGCCGTAAACCTCGTCGGTCGAGATATGGTAGAAGAGTTTCCCCGCCCAATCGCCGTCCCAGCAGACCCGGGCCGCCTGCAACAGCGAGAGCGTACCCATGACGTTGGTGCGCGCGAAGGTAAAGGGATCCTTGATCGAACGGTCGACGTGCGACTCGGCGGCCAGATGGATCACGCCGTCGATCCGGTACTTGCGGAAAATGGCGAGCACCTGCTCGTAATCGCAGATGTCGCACCGCTCGAAACTGTAGTTCTCGGCCTGCTCGATGTCTTTCAGGTTGGCCAGATTCCCCGCATAAGTCAACTTGTCGAGATTGACGATGCGGTAGTCGGGGTATTTGGTGACGAAAAGCCGCACGACATGGCTCCCGATAAAACCGGCGCCGCCCGTTATCAAAATGTTCCGTGACATAAAAATCCTGTTTTGTACGAGTCCGCCCGAAGAGATTCCCCATCGGCGGGAAATCTCTCCGGGCGAAATAGCACTCCGTTTACTTGCCGATCAGCGCTTTCAGCTCGACGGGATTGTTCGTCGTAATGAAATCCACGCCCAGGTCGAGCATCGCCTGCATATCCTCCTCCTTGTTGACGGTCCAGACGTTGACCTTCAACCCGAGGTCGTGCGCCTGCTTCACCCATTCGGGATGCTTTTTGATGACTTTCAGGCTGTAATCCAATCCGTTCATGCCGGCCTTCTTCAACTCGGCGGGCGACTTTTCTCCGTTGAGGTAGTAGACTACGGCCTTGCGGTCGGCCTTGCGGATCTGCTCGCAGATGTTCCAGCTGAACGAGATGTACTCTACGCGTTTTTCCAGCCCCAGCTCCTCGACCATTGCCATCGTCTTGGCCACGATCTCGTTTTCGCGTTCGGGCGTGGGATGTTTCTTGATCTCCAAAATCAGTTGCGTCGACGGATCGCTCTTTCCGGCAAGCAGATATTCGCGCAGCGTCGGCACTTTCTCGCCATTGCCCAGCAGCGTATTGCGCACCTTGTCGAAGGTCGATTCCTGGATGACGAGATCCTTCACCACGGGATGCTTCGAACCGTGTACCACCACGATCGAATCGTCGGCCGTAAAGTTGATGTCGAACTCGCTGCCGTAGATACCGAAATTCATGGCGTTGTCGATCGCCTTGATCGAGTTTTCGAACGCCCCCGGCGTATTCCAGTATCCGCGGTGCGCGATCACGATGTTCTTGGCCGTGCGGGGCGCAGGTTTGTACTTCTTGGCTTCGGCATTGCCGCCTGCCAGCAACAGCATCAGCAGGCTCATCATCATTACTTTCATGATCTATAAGTTTTTAAGGTTTTTCATACATACTTTGAGCGACTCCGTCCAATGGGGTATCCTCACCCCGAACGTCGCCTTGATCTTGCTCTTGTCAAGCACCGAATAGGCCGGGCGCTCGACTTTCGACGGATATTCCGACGAGTGGCAGGGTTCGATCGTGCATTGCGTGTGGCCTGCCTCGGCGGCAATGGCGTGGGCGAAGTCGTACCACGAGCAGACCCCCTCGTTCGAAAAGTGGTAGACGCCTTCGCGGCCGGCATAGGCCCCGCTCTCGACGATGTAGAAGATCGTCCGCGCCAGATCGCCGGCATAGGTCGGCGTCCCCGCCTGATCGAACACCACCGTCAGACGGTCGCGTTCGGCCGTAAGGCGCAGCATCGTTTTGAGAAAGTTGTGTCCGAACTCCGAATAAAGCCATGCTGTTCTGACAATAAGCGATTTGCATCCGCTGTGTTCGATCTCCACTTCACCCGCCAGCTTCGTCCGGCCGTAAACGCCGAGCGGGTGCGTTTCGCACGTCTCGTCGTAGGGCCGGTTGGCGTCGCCCGAAAAGACGTAGTCGGTCGAAACGTGGATCAGCGTGGCGTCCGCAGCCGCAGCCGCACGTGCCAGATTACCCACCGCCAGCCGGTTGATTCGATCGGCTGTCGCCTCGTCCTCCTCGGCCCGGTCGACGTTGGTGTAGGCGGCGCAGTTGACGATCACGTCGATCCGCCCGTCGCACACCGCCCGCCGGACGGCTTCCTCGTCGGTAATATCCAGCTCCGCCACATCCGTAAAACGATATTCGTTCCGCGACGTCGCTCCCAACAGCCGCATGGCGTTCCCCAACTGTCCGTTGGCACCCGTTACGAGAATCCTACGCATAATAGTCCGTATTATAATCGAACAACTCTTTGCACTCGGCCAGCGTCGGGTGACGGCTGTCCTTCGGCGAGAGGATCACCTCCTCGGGGCGCAGCCGCCAG